TTACCTTCTTGCTCATACTCCAGTTGCCACCTCAACTCCAAGGACCTTTTTTGTTTGTACAGGTCTTTGACCATCTATAACCTCCTCATAGGTTATTCTTCTTACTCTTGGATCCATCATTTCTCCAAGATATTCCCATTCTACACCTTTTTCTCCCAGTTTGTCAATGATAGATTGTTCAATAGATTCAACGTTATCCTCTGCTAAAACTTCAAATTTAGCAGTGTATTGATATGCATGGATCTGTACTAGGAAATTTTTCATATATTCACCCTTATAAATAAAAAAGGGGCCGTTTTGAGGCGGCCCCTTAGTTTGTTAATGATTAAGCACCTTCAACACCGTAGATACCTCTAGGGTCTGATACTCCAAACGAGTATCTTTCTCTAGCTTTGTATCTAACGTTTCCTGTTGAGAAATCACCTTCCATTTTAGTCTGGATTGGTAATCTTTCAAAGTACTTCATACCATTAGGCACGTCAGTGATAATGTACCAAGAATCAGTATCTGTAAGATAGTGATTTACTCTGTATCCTTCAGGGACCATTCCCATATTCTTAAGAGCATTGATATCGTTATCAGCTGTACCAACTCTACCTTGAGATTTTAACAATCTCTCAGCGTTGAATTGGTTTTCAGAAGGAACGATCATTTTCATTCCTCTAGCTGCGATTTTAAGACCTCTTTCATCAGTCATTGCAGCAATGTCAATCATTGCTTGCTCTAATGATGTTTCGTTAAGGTCCGCCTGTGTAGTAAGCGTGTTTGAGAAAGTTCCAGCGATAGTCGGGTGCGCTGTGTTGAACAAAGAAACTGCATCACCAGAATCAAAGTTATCCGTAGTCGGTAAACCTTGGTTTAGTGGGTTAGCTGCTTTGATCTGTTTCGCATTCGACATAGATCTCGCTAGAGCTTTTGTATAACGAGACGAAAGTCTGTCATACAGGTTATCTTCCATAGCTTCTTCAGTTAAAGCAAATGCAAGTGCCACTGTTTCGTTAGTGTATCTTGCAGTAAATGTTTCTTGTGCATTGTCGTAAGCAACTGCTGAACCCTCAGGTTTAACATATGCGTTCGCAAAGCCAGATAACATTACTTCTTCTTCAAAAGCTCTGTCAGAAGACTCAGTAGTATAAATTTCTTTATGCTCCTGGTCGTATCTTTTATATTCCAAGCCAAATAGTGCATTTAGACCTGGCTCTAGTTCTTTAACTAGTTGTTGTCGTGATATTGCCATAGTTTAATTACTCCTTATTAGGCTGCACCAGCAGTTCCTGATCCTAGTAAATGCTCATTTACCATCACACGCCAGTTGACGTTTGCAGCAGAAATGTCATTGTTTTTTGGATCACGGGAAACACCGATTATTTTTAATTGTCCAGTAGTTCCTTGAGTTCCGTCATCAAGTTCCATTGAACTTACTCCGTTTAAAGTAGATCCTCCTGTACCAACTATATCATAACATTTGAAGACGTCAGCTTGAGCTGAAGCGGCTGCATTGTCAGATTGTACTTCGTACATTTGAGTGGGGCTGTCGTAAACGAAAGCCTCAATATCTTCACTTCCAGGAGGCGTTATGCTTCCAGGATAGTAATTTTTAAACGTAGGTTTTAGTGTTGTTGGGTCATTGTAGAAACATCCCCAGAAAGCTCCTAAGTTAAGAACTAAACCAGCTGTTTGCAAATCTACATATCCTGTACCTGTAGCAGGAGAACCTGCTAAAGAACCTTGATATATAGCACTCGCGTCACCAGCTGCTATCTTATAAGAACTCATTCCAGTGGAATCATCTTGTTGACCAATTGTCTTTAACGGTCTTAGACCGAAAGCGGCATCTTGATTAGCCATTGTTGTTTCCTCCGTTTGTGACCTGTCCTTGCGGACCTCCAGTCACGGTTAATTTAATTCTCGTTGATAGTAATTGTTAAAAAACTTTTACTTACCACCGAAAGATTTGCTAGAGCGGCTATCATAACTGATAGGCATGCTCGGGTGCTGTTCCTTCAGTAAATCGTTTTTGACAGCATCGTCTCGTTCTTTAGCTTTTTCACTATAAAACTTCTGACGTGCTTCGGCGATCTCGTCCGGTATTCTGGCCAGCAACAGACCTCCAACTCCGATCACTCCCTTGTGTTTGCCGTCTTGTACAACTGGATAACCTGAGTCTTTGTACTCTGAAGCCATAACTAATTCATATCCCGATCTTAATTTACCAGCGATATTTTTAGTGTCATCAAAGCCTAGACTTTCAGATCTTATCCATCTGTGTCGAAATCCATCCGGCGCAGGTGGTGAATCTAAAGCATTCGGTTCTTTCCACTCAACAGGACGCATAGTTGCCTTCCTATCGGTAGATGCGCGAGAGTCTCTTTTAACCTCTTCTGTAACTTGTTTAGTTTCAGTTTTAGTTTTTTTCATATGCATTACTCCTCTACGTTTAATTGTTTAGCATATTCTTCAAGTGGCACATTCAATTTTTTAGCAATTGCTACTTGTGACGATGTGAGTTTCACAGTTTTGCGACCAGTACCTCTTTTAACGTTTCGCGTAGCCGAAGCTACAGTTTGTGTAGGTTTAGTCGTTTGTTCTGTTACATTACCAAATTTATGCGGGAATTCAAGTCTTATTCTTCTATCTAATTCTGCATAATAGTCCCCCGATTGAGGGTCGTAACCTTCCTCTTCAACCAATGATTTATGTAGGTCAAATGCGGTATAAGTCATAGCATTATCACTACCAAACCAGTCATTTTTCTGAGCCCAAGCAGTTGCTTGTGCATCAGGTCTTGGTCTTTGAGGTTGTCCTTGTTGAATATTTGTTGGTTGTTGATTTAATTCACTCTTCTCTTTAACGGCTTGAGTATTAGCTTCTTGACTAAGTTTCATTTCAGCTAATCTTGCTTCTTCATAACCTAACTTAGCTATCTCTTTTTGAGCAGCTACTTCAGCATTAAGATCACTGTTTTCTCGTGCTGTTGATAGTCTAGATTTAGCAGCCTCTAAGCCCGAAGTGATTCGACTCTCCATTTCAGATACATAACCTGTATCTAATTTAGCTAGTCTCTCTTTTAAAGATTTTTGCTCTGTAAGAACTGTACGTGCATAACGCGTTGCTTCATCCCTTTGACGTTCAGATTCACGCATACGTTTAGTAAGTTTAGCAATTCTCTTTTTTACCCCTTCGCCATATTCATCTAATTCTTTTTCTTGTGTTTCTTCTTTAGCTGTTTCTTGTTTTGGTTCTTCTTGAATAAGCTCTTTAGGAGCTTCTTCTTTTTTAGGCTCGTCTTTTACTTCGACTTCACCTTCTGGTTTTTCCGCAGGAACATCAACAATTTGTGCTCCTTCTGTAACGGGTTCTTCTGGTAAAGTAACTTCTGCTCCCGGACCATCGGTTGGGATGTCTATTACTTTATCTTCTTTGTCTTCTGGCATAAGTTTCTCCTATGATTAATATTCATGCAAGATATCCTCTGGATTCTCGATTTTTGCTAAAACTTCGTCATCGTTTAGCAGACGAACTTCGCCACCTTCTATTTTTATTCTAGATCCTGCATAACGTGCAAACATGACCCAGTCTCCTACTTTACACCAAGGCCCATTAGGAAATCTTTCCTTATCTTGATACGCATGGGGACCTACGGCTAGAACATTTCCACACTGAGAAGCAACTTGTTGTTTCTCTAATGTATCGTGTCCCATAATAATTCCACCCTTTGTTTTTTCCTTCATCTTAAAAGGTAAAATTAATATTCTCCAACCTGTGGGTTGGGGTAATTTTGCTGTTTGATTTGTAACTTCTTTTTCTTTTTTAAGTCCGACTAATTCAGTTGTGGGAATTTCAAGTTTAGGTTTTTTTACTTGAGAGATCGATGACTGTTCCTGTGTTTTCATTTTCTTCTGGCTCCTTGTTTGTTAGCAGGGTAGAGATTTCCTGTAAAATTGCTTCGTTAGCACGAAGCTGTCCTACCATATATTGGTATTTTTCATGATTGTCAACCTGTCCATTTAAGACATAGGTCTGCACAGTCTTCTGTGTTTCTTCAATTCTTTTTTTTAATTTGTAAATTAAATCTACGCCGTCCATTATTTTTTAACTGATACACCACCACTAGGATAGCCAAACTTATTATTACCAAGTACTGGTTTATAACCTTTTACTTTAGTCAAACCTCCATCTGCATGAAAACTTCTTAAAGTTTTTGCAAGTGATGCTTGTTTTTTAGTTCTAGTATCAGCTTTACTTCCTTTCTTTAAAACTTTATTTGCATATTTACCAACAGACATTCCTGCGGATTTAGCTTTTTTTGTAAATGCTCCTGGTCTTTTAATTGCGCCTTGAATCCAATCTTTAGCCATTATTTTTTACCGTTCCTAAATATTTGTGTTCCCTTTATACCAAAAACGCTCGCAACTACAAGAATCCATAAATTTGTAAACCATTGGGGAAGCGCTTGGAAATGTTCGAAGAAAATTTTTATTTTGTCCATAGCCGCCGGATCCTCTGACCATACCCCATATGCGAGCACCAAAATTGGCAATGTGAGAATCGCCAAAATTACTTCGTCCTTATAATCTGTTTGACGTGCTTCTAAAAGTTTGCCCTGGTAAGCTTCCTCACCACGAGCTTGTTTTTCTGCATGTAAAAGCTGTGCATCAGACATAGCCATCTTTGCTCTCTGCTTGTTAGCATAAATTTTGCTTCCAGCAGAAACGGCTAATTTAATTGCCGACAACCACATACTAATACCAACTTACTTTAGACTTTTTCGAAGCTAGCATTCTTCTCTGTCCGCCAACTTTGTTTACAGTCGGTTGACCAAGAGGAATTTTAACTTCTACTTCTTTTCCATAACCATCGCTATTGACATTAAGTGTATTTGACATATCCGCTTTAGGCGTGTCAGATACAACCTTACCAACATAGTTAGGGTTGTTTTTAGTAAAAAAAGTTTTTCCTTTTCCCATAGTTTTCTCCTTATTAGTTTGTATACTATCTTCTAGGCCCTTTCAAGATCTTAACGTCTTCTTGTTTCATCATGTCGTTAAGTAGTTTGGCATCTTGAGACATAGCCTGTTTTTGTATTGATGTATCAGCTCTTAGTTGAGCTAATTCCTCATTTTGAGCTAATTTCTCGTCAAACTGTTCTTGGCCCATTAATTGTTTAGATTTGTCTAAATCAATCTTTTCTTGGCCTTGTTCACGCTTAGTTTC